AAAATAGGCAAAAGGGGGTGAATTTTGATGAGTCCTGCTGAGTACGCGGCGAGGGCGTTTCATGCTGCCATTCAGGCGAAGAACATTTCGACTGGGGTGCAGGAGAAGCGTGTGAGGTGGGACGAGGACGGGGACGGGTGCCATGAGGATTTGACGGAGGTGTTCGAGTTGTTGGAGAAGGCGGGGATCATCACGGTACACGTTCCGAGGCTAACGTCACTTCCGGGTGTGTTTTTGTCGGACTTGCTAGGCGCCTATTTCAGACGTGAATCTCCTCCTCGCATTGGGATTGTTGGCGGAGAGGTGGCCTAGCCATGCCTCGGGATGAGTTTGACGAGATGTTGGTGAGGATGTGGGAGGAGGTTCTCTCGTACACGCCGGAGGAGTGGGAGCGGCAGTTCAAGGCGATGGGGGGTGAGCGGGTGGAGACGCCGTTTGGGACGTTGCTGTTGATTCGGCCGTTCCTGTTGAGGGAGGGCAGCTCGGATGTCGGCGTGCCGACATTGAGGGGTGAGAATTGATCTACTGGCTCGGTAGGTGTTCCAAGAGGTTTCGGTTGTGGTACTACAAGCGGACTGGACGGTGGATGTGGGGGCTTATGGGTCTGCTGCGGGACTTCCCGCCCACGCCATCGGATGAGCCTCAAGACTTCGACGCTGCGCTAGAGGATGCCTTCGCGATGGGTTCTGCCAACAAGATCATCATTGCCACGCCGAGAGGCTTCAAGACCCTTGAAACATGGGCGCGCCGACATTGAGGGGTGAGGTATGAGGTCGAAGATGGCGCTCGACTTCGAGATTGACGAGGGTGGGGAGTTCCCTGAGAGCGTTTTCTATCGGTGTGGGTGCGTACCGGAAGCGAATCCGCCGAAGGTTCCGGAGGGTGGGTGCCGGTGTGGGTTCAGGTGTCCGAAGTGTGGGGTGGTTCCGCGAGCGCGGAGGGAGAGCGTCATGGAGCTTGATGATTGGGAGGTTGCGCGGCGGATCTGTCCTGAGTGTGGGGCGGTGATTTGCCAGTATGGTGTGAGGTTATTGGCTAGGATTTTCCCGGCGAGTGAGGTGTCGAATTGACGACTTTCCGTGTTCGGCACTCTGGGACGGAGCCGCAGATGCGGTTCTGGATGAGTCCGAAGCGGTTTCGTGGGTTCGTGGGGGGGATTGGGAGCGGCAAGACTCGGGCCGGGGTGTTGGAGGTCTTGCGGCAGGCGCCGGGGACGCGGGGGGCGGTGGTGGCGCCGAACTTTAGGATGTTGAAGGACACGGTCATCCCGACGATTCAGGAGGTGGCGGGGGATCTGGTCGCGGACTTGAATAGGAGCGACATGGTGGTGAGGTTCAGGGACGAGAAGGAGCTTCTCCTTCGGTCGGCCGATGAGCCGGACAAGCTGCGGGGGCCGAACCTGGGGTTTTTCTGGCTCGATGAGGCGGCGCAGATGGCGGAGCTGGTGTTCGACATCATGGTGGGTCGGATCAGGTTGCAGCCGGGGCGGGGGTGGTTGACGACGACGCCGTGCGGTCGGAACTGGATCTACAGGTTGTTCGTGGCGAAGAAGGACGTGGACTACGAGCTGATCGAGAGTTCGACGCGGGCGAACGTGTTCCTCCCGAAGTTCTACATCGAGTCGCTGGACAAGAAGTACCACGGCCTCTGGCACGAGCAGGAGGTCGAGGGGAAGTTCGTGGAGTGGGTGGACGAGCCGGCGTACTCCTCGTTCTCGCGGCAGAAGAACACGGAGAAGGGGGTGTTCGAGCGGTATCGGCCGGACAGGCCGTTGAAGATCGGGTGTGATTTCAACGTCAGGTTGATGTGCTGGCCGGTGTTGCAGGAGATTCCAGGTGGGGTGGGGCCGAGGGTGCTGTGCGAAATCTACTCGGACGGGCGGGCGCAGACGCGGGACATGGTGAAGCTGTTCAGGAAGGAGTTCCCGGCGCACCTGGGGGGCATCGAGATCTACGGGGACGCCACGGCGGGGCGGACGTACACCACGGCCTCGGAGAGCGACTACGATCAGATCCTCTCCGAGTTCAAGAGCTACCCGTCTCCGGTGATGCTCATGGTGCCGTCGAAGAACCCGCCGCCGAAGGACAGGATCAACGCGGTGAATGATGCCTTCTCCGGGGTCGGCCGGCCCTGGATCTTGAAGATGGACGCGGATCGCTGTCCGGTGCTGATCCAGGATCTTGAGCGAGTGGAGTTGAACGAGTTCGGGAACGACGTGAAAAAGGTGAAGGACTGGACGGACGAGGCGGCGAAGTTGACACACGCTTCGGATGCACTTGGCTATCTTGTCCACATGGAGTACCCTGTAGGAGCGGACGACCTAGCAAGTCAGTCCGATGGCGAGGAGGAAAGCCGGTCAGGAGTGCGCCTCGCCAAAGCCGCCGCTAACCGTAGGCCCCGCGATGAGCGGGGCCTTTGTCCATAACGAGGAGGTTTCATCATGGGAGCAGGTGACAACGACAACCCGCGAGCGAACGTCTTCTTCATCGACCAGAGCGTAGACGCGGACCTCTCCGAGCCGCTGTTCAAGGGGCATCTCGACATCCTCGGGCTGCGCTTCCCTGCAACCTGGGACGCTGCGAACTGCACCTTCTACGAGTCGGACACGGAGGACGGCACCTACCGCCTCGTCCACTGGGAGCAGGACGGTGCGTTCACGCTCACCGGGGGAGTGGACCTGACGATCAAGTTCGGCCCGGAACGCCTGGCTGGCTGCAAGTGGGTGAAGATCGCCACGAGTGCCGTCCAGCTCGCCGACCGCACGATCACACCGATCTTCCGGAACTTCGACTAGGAGCTGCGGGATGGCCTCGACCGAAGCACTCGCCAAGCGCCTTGACAAGATCGAGGAGCGCATGACCGCCTTTGAGAAGCTCGCGAAGGGGATCATCGAAGCCTCCGAGATCGCGACGAAGGCGTACCAAGAGAACCGGCTCCCGATCGAGCGCGAGTTCGGTGCGCTCAAGACGCTCGTGGACGCTCAGGTGCGCAACCTCCGTGAGAGGGTGAAGGCGCTCGAAGGATGCCGCTAATGGGCAGGATGTTCTACATCGCCGCCGGTGGGACTTGCACGGGGGCCAACTACCTCAACGCCGATGGGCTGACCTACCCAGGTGGTTTCCTGAGTGTTGTGACCCACAACGATATCGTCGTCGGGAACTACCAAGCTGGTGATACTTTTGTCATCGACGGGAGCTACGGCGTCATCCGGGTCAGCTCCGGGGACAGTGGCGAGCAGTTAATACCAAGAGGCGCAGCCGGAACGCAGGCTGAGCCGATTACCTACGTCGGGATCAACAACGCAATCCTGAGCGCAGCATCGCTCATTGGCGACGTGTGGGTGAATGAGTCGGGGAGCCTGTGGTACGCCCCCGTTGGGACCATCACGACTCTCCGTCAAGCCTTCTTCAACGACGTGCGTGGGGTGCAGGTTGCTCTCAAAGGGGATTTGACTGAAGAGTTTGAGTGGTGGTTCGACAACCCGAATGACAGGATTTACGTCTACTCCCCAACTGACCCCTTTGACCGTTACACCGGGCGCGGGGTTGAGATCACAACATCGGCCTCCAGGATTACCTGCCTCAACTATGCCGCTGGCAGCAAGAACTGGCACGTCTTTGAAAACATCCAGCTTGAGAAGTCGTTGGAATACTCGCTTAGCATCTACAATATCAGCATCGACGGTGTCACGCTGCGGAGTATCCGACTTCGCAACGGCTTCTATGCTGGTGGGAGGGTCTTTGGGGATGAAGGGGGCGCCGGGATCACGAACGCGCTCATCGAGGATCTGGAGACGGCGTACAACGGTGGCAGCGGGTTCAACCTGGGTGGAAATATTACGGACTTTGTCCAACGTCGGACATGGTCGCACCACTGCTGCCACTACGAAGATCAGACACTACCTGGGGAAGCTAGCCCCCTCGCCCCGCACACCTTCACCGCTGGGATCAAGTTCACGGGTCCTGTGACGGGGCTGGCAGAGCAGTGTCTTTCCGAGTACCAGAACACTACTTGGCACGGCACTCCAACAACCTCGGGGTCAGGGGTCCACTTCGATGTCGAGTGTTACAGTGGGATAACGTTCCGAAATAGCTGCGTTAGGCACAACAGCGGGGAAGGCATCAACATCGAGATCGCCAAGTACGTGAAGTGCTACAGCAATCTCGTCTATGACAACAGGTACGGGATCAGCCTGCACTGCAACAACGGAGTGCTCGCTGGTGCTGAGATGGGCGAGTGCCAGTACAACGAGGTCTATAACAACACCATCTATGAGACGAACCGCCCAATCTCTCTCGGCGGCGGCGACCCACTGAACCAGATCCGCAACAACACCGTCAAGAACAACATCGCAATCTGCCCGTTAAATCAGGCGCTCTACCTGACCAACGGCGGCGACAACAATGGCGCTCTGCTTTCGTTGGCGACCGCGCTCACAACGGCTGGTGTAACGCAGATCGACGTTGGCGCAGGCAACATTCGTTCTGGCATCTCGGCGACCGGGAAGCTGAGCGTCAAGCTGAACAACGACACCTGGGCTGATGCTCTCCCTGCGGATAGGAACGACAACGGCATCAATTACACCTCCCACGACGGCAACCGATACTTCACGATAGCGGCCTTCGATTTCAGCGGCGCTAACAACGCCAGCGTCGGCAGGCCAGTCACAGTGAACGGTGGGGTCGATAACGTCATCGGCCCGAACTGCCTAGGTGCTAACGCCAAGATTTCCATATCTGGTGTTGGCGACAAGACGTACGCGGAGGCCGAGACGGCGATGGATCTTCTCCAGCCAAACATGTTCCTTCGCAACCCTGCAATCGAGGCCGACCCACTGTTCGAGAACCCGGCAGCGGAGCAGTTCTGGTTGCAGCCGACCTCGCCGTGCATCAAGGGTGGTGTCAACCTCGGGTCGGACTACAGACGAGGTCTGCACAAGGCGAGTACCTGGCCGAATGATGTTCGGACTGTCGGCCAGAGTGGCCTTTGGGACGTTGGCGCGTATCCATCCGGCGCTGCTGAGGGCATGGCGCGGGCGACGCGCTGGAGCTGGTTCTTCACGGGGAGACGACATGGCTGATCTGCTGCAAGCCGGCGATCTCATGCCTGACGACGGCGCCTTGGAAATCGAGGACGACGCGATCATCGAGATCGAGCCCGACCCGCCGCTGTCCGAGCGCCTCAAGGTTGGGACCGAGCTTCACTCCAAGCTCGTGACGCAGTTGCGCGAGATGCGCTTCAACTCCAAGAGTCACATGGAGCAGAAGGACGAGGACTGGACCCGAGTGGACGAACACCTCCGTCTCTACGTGAACCTCGACCGCGAGGCCCGCGCCGGGGACAAGGGCGTCGTCGGAGGGCGCTCGAAGGGGCTCAAGGAGAACCCGTTCGCGCGCTCCATCTGCATCCCGCTCACCTACTCGACCATCATGACGCGGATGGTTCACCTGTTCTCGATCTTCACACAGGTTGACCCATTCATCCATCTTCAGCCAGCCGGCGGCGAGGACAAGATGTGGGCGCGAGTCCACGAGGCTTGCCTTCACCGGGACGCGATGCTCTCAAACTACCAGCTTGCCGTGTGGCAGATGCTCTACGACGCGGAACGCTACGGAGTGACCTGCTGGTACGACACATGGGCGGAGAAGTACGGGTGGGCCTACAAGTCCCCCGGTGAGTCCCTCGATGAGAACGACATCATGGCCGGCAGCAACAAGGAGTGGACGCTGCTCCAGGAGTGGAATCACTACCGGCCAATCGACCCACGCTGTCTGCTGCCGGACCCGACGCGACCGATCATCGACGTGCAGCGCATGAACTACATGGGCCACTGGGAGATCGTGAACTGGCTGGAGATGCACACCGCGCAACTCAAGAACGGCGAAGGTCCGTACTTCAACGTCAAGGAAGCGAGGAAGCGCGCGCAGTCGAAGAAGAACGCCGACCGCGAGGCCGGCCGATGGATGGACGGCCAATACTCCGAGGAGCATCCGACCGACGAGTACCCGAACCTCGAACTCACGCACTTCCAGTGGAAGATCATCCCGAGCGAATGGGATCTGTCGCCATCCGACAAGGTCGAGATTTGGTGGTTCTCGCTCGCGGAAGAAGAAGTCATCGTCCGCTGCCATCCGTCACAGTACGACCACAACGAATTCAGCTACTCCATCGGCGCCCCGGACCCCGACTTGCACTCTCCGTTCACCCCGAGCATGGCGATGCACCTGATCGGTGGGCAGGACTTGACGAACTGGCTCGTCAACTCGCACATCGCCAACATCAGGAAGATCGTGAACGATCAGGTTCTCTACAACCAGGACTTGATCGAGGAGGAGGACATCCTCTCGCCGGGGCCGGCGCGGCACATCCGGCTCACCCGCGAGGGCCGGATGCTCCACAAGCGAGGCATCCTGTCCATCGACCAGATGTACGGGCAATTCAGGATCACGGATGTCACCGGGGTCCACCTGGACGCCGCGCAGGCAATCCTCAACCAGCTCCAACGCATGAGCGCGACCCCGGACACCGTCCAGGGGATGCCGCTGCCGACGAAGCGTACCCTCGGGGAGATCGAACACAGCAGCTCGGCCGCGACCATGCGAATCGGAGTCACCGCGCAGCTCCTAGACCTCCAGGTGGTGAAGCCGACCGCCGAGCGAAACGTCATCAACCGGCAGCAGTTCACCAGCCTGGAGCAGATCTACAGGATCAGCGAGCAGCTCGCCCAGGAACTCGGGACCGAGCAGCTCATGGTCCGGCCGACCGACCTCTACGGACGCTACGACTACGTCGCCCGCACTCCTACGATGGCAAAAGACCCGGCCAGGTCGGCGGCTCTATGGGGATCGTTGCTGCAAATCCTCGCCTCAGCACCGCAACTCATGGAGCCAAGGGCTGATGGCCGGGTCATCAATCCCCATTCCGTGTTCAACGAGTTCCTCAAGATTTCTGGCATCAACTACTTCGACAACTTCTACGAGATGGCCCCGGTCCAGGTCATGCCGGATGAGCAGATCCAGCAGGGCGTCCAGTCCGGCAACATGGTCCCGGCGCCAGAAGGGATGGGAGGGATGCCAAGTGCCGCGTGACGTTGATTCTGAGGCGAGGAAGTCACTTCGCAACTCCCTGGAGGACGGCCGGCCGCTCTACGAGGCTGTGCGGCGACGGCTGGAGAACGTGGAATCGGTGGTTGCCATCCTCAAGGAACTCCAGGTGTACTTGGAGCCGATCCTGTCCGCGCAGCGCGGGCAGCAACCGCATGAGCTAGCGTGGGTCGTGGCCCAAACGCAGGCCAACCTTGCCAGCTTCTTCAACGACTTCGACGGGTTTCTCAGCTACGTCGAGAAAATGGAGCGTATGGTAGACCTGGACAAGAAAGAAAAGGCCAGCCGCAGTCCCAATGTGGACTTTGATCCTCTTGGGGTTGGCCTAGACCACGGCGACTTGCGCGGCGCAAGACCGTAACGGCGAGGAGGAACAATGGCGAAGAAAACAGTAGGCGATACGCTGGCGAAGGAGCTAGAGGAATTCGAAGCTGCCTACAACGAGACGGACTCGGACAAGGAGATGTCCGGGCCACCGGCTGACGATGTTGAGGAAGCTGTCGGATCAACCGAGGCCCCTGAAACCACCACAGAGAAGGGCGACGAGGCTCCCGACCGCGCCACTGGCGAGGCGACGGATGAGCCCGACCTGGAGCTGCTGGACGCGGATACCTACGCAATGCCGGACTTCGAGGAGTTCGGTGAGCTGCGAGGAAAAAGAGTAACCCTGGAACAACTCAGAGAATCCGGGCTGCTCAACAAGCTGCTGACCCGCAACTACCAGGAACTCAACATGATGAAGCGTTGGGATGCGGAACACGTTCCGGTGATGAAGGAACGCGAAGCCCTCTCCCAACGAGTCGAACTGCTGACCAACGCCCTCAACGAAGTGATGCGAGATGGGGCCAGATCGCAACCAGGAGGAGAGCCGGGAGGGATGCCAGCGCCAGAGCAGATTGCTATGGCGTCACAGGCCATTGCCGCACAGTGGGTTCCTCGCCTCAAGAAAGTCTCCGAGGCAACAGGGGCCATCGAGCCAGAGCTGCTCGAACTCGCCCCGAACTACGTCTCTGCAACTGAGTACCGTTTCGACGGGCTCAACAAGCTCGGAACGAGGTTTGACCAACGCTTGAAGATCATCGAGGACTACATCCTCGGGAACGAAGGCGAGCGTCAGCACAAGTCGAGTCAGGAGACGTTCGAGGAGATGGCGAAGGACGTGGCTGGACGGCATGAGCTTTTCGGGAGCCTCAAGGAGAAGAAGGTCGTGGACGAATTCCGCGACTGGATGCTCAATGAGGACACCACTGGCATCCGGGCGATGGCCTGGGAAGCGTTCAATGCCGACACGGTCGAGACTGCCTTCCGCAACTTCCTGCGCTCCGAGAAGGGCCGGAAGTACATCCCGAGGAAGAAGGACAAGACCGTGGCGCAACTCGCGCGCGGCGCCGGCGGGGCATCCGCAGGCGTCGGACGCGGGGCCGGGAAGCAGACCGACGAGTTCGCGCAGTTCGAGAAGGAGTACCGCGAGTCCATGCTTGACGAGTAAGCCTGGATTCCTCAGAAAAGAGGAATCGCAATGGCTTCTGTGTTTGGAATGAGGGGTTCGGGGACGTGGAGTACCCCGGATGAGCGCCCCAAGAACTACCGTCAGACGGCGTTCAAGCTCATCCCAGAGTCTCCCACCCCGCTTGTCTACATCACGTCCAAGATGCCGTCTCGGACGACCGATGACGCCGAGTACAAGATTTTCGAGTGGCGCCTACCGGATATGGCGTTCACCATCAACGACAGCGGCGGAGTTGCCGCCAACGACGCGGTCCTGATCTTCGACGCCCCCGGCTCGACGCCGACCAAGGGGCTCAAGGCCGGCGACCTGCTGCGGAACGAGACGAACGGTGAGGTCGTCCGCGTCCTGATCGACCCGGTCGACCCGTACCTCAACGTCACCGTCACCCGCTACTGGGGCTCGACCAACTCCGGTGGGACGATGGCCGACGACTCCATCATGCGGTGGGTCGGCTCCGCCTACGAGGAAGGTTCCCGTGGGCCGACTGCGGTTTCACGCAGCCACACCGTCGTCTCCAACTACACGCAGATCTTCAAGGATCTCGTGAAGGTCACCGGCACAGCGAAGGGGACCAACACCCGTCCGCAGAAGCCGTGGGCGCAGCTCAAGGCGGAATGCCTTGAGCGGTGCATGATTAAGCTGGAGTACGCCATGCTCTACGGGGTGAAGGCCGAGACGACCGGCCCCGATGGAGAGGCGCTGCGGACCACCGCAGGGCTCTCAAGCCTCATCACCACCAACGTCACCGACTTCTCCGCCGGCGTCGATCTCGACACGCTTGAGGATGCGATGCAGAACATCTTCAAGTACGGCTCCAAGCGGAAGCTCTGCCTCGCCGGCAACCGGGCCATCAACATCATCAACCGCGTCGTCAACCGGAACACGATGGCGACCTGGGAACTCGGCAAGGTGCCGAAGGAGCAGACCTACGGGCTCAACGTCACCGAACTCACGAGCCCGTTCGGCGTTCTCTACATCGTCCCCCACCCGCTGATGACCGAGTCGGCCGCGTACACCAAGAACGCCTTCATCCTGGACACGAAGTACCTGGAGATCGTCAAGTTCAACGGCCGGGATGTCAAGTGGGAGGACAACATCCAGCTCCCCGACGAGGACGCGCAGAAGGGGATGTACTGGGGTGAACTCGGCCTGTCGCTGGCCCTGGAGGAAGTCCACGGGTACTGGACCGGCCTCAACGCCTACGTGGCGTAGGGGGGGTGACACATGGCTGCTGTAACCGCGTCTGTTGTGCGTGAACTGGCGTTCACGCGAGGTGAGAACGATCAGATCCGAGCCGTCATCGCTGACGTGCTTGGCCCTGCGTCGTACACCAACACCGGCGGAGACGGGATCACCGTCGCCGGCCTGTCCTACATTCTCGGCGCCATCCGTGTTGCCGGTGGGGCTGGCTACTACCTTTCGTGGGATGTCACCACTCAGAAGATGATCTACCGTTGGGTGGACACCACCACTGACGGCGCCCCGATGGCCGAAGTCACAAACGCGACCAACCTCGGCGCTGTCGCGTCCAAGGTTCTGTTCATCGGCGTGTAGCGATTACCAACCGAGCCGGGGGGGCCTCCCCCCCCGGCCTTCACTCTGGAGGACTGAATCATGGCCGCTTCATTCGCTTCCATTTCCGTCACACCCGTCGAGTTCCCGAGGGGTATGTTTCGCGGGTATCGCGCCCGCATCGTGACGTTCACGTATCAGGGAACCTACGCAGCCAGCCAGTCAGAGCTTGCCGTCACAGCCGCCAACTGCAAGCTGACCGCGATCACTGGCATGGATCTCATGTCGATCACAGACGGTGGCGCAACGATCATCGGCGCGACGTGGGACGGTGAACACACCGCGCTCATGCCAATCATGGCGGACGGGCAGTGGCCGACAAACGACAGTCTGGCTGACTGCGCCGTGAAGATGCTGGTCATCGGGACGTAGAGGGAAGGAGGCGAGGAATGTCAACGAAGGTCTACACCTGCGCGCGTTACCCGCAGCTTGCCATCGCCGGCATCTGCAAGTTTGTGGACGGTGTGTTCGACACGGACGACAGGATGGTGCAGGAGAGGCTCGAACGGACGGACTCGTTCCGCTCAGGTCTTGTCCGAGCCCTCGACCTTGAGGACGCTGTCGAGCAGGAATCGTGGGAGCGCCCGACGAAGTCGGCGCTCGTCAAGATGACGAAGGCAGAGATCACCAAGGTTGCGAATCGCATGGGCCTCATCTACGACCCTGCGGCGACCAGGGCTGGACTGCTAGCGGTCGTGTTGGAGCAGTACAACAACTGACCTCGGAAGGAGGCCACGGTAATGACTCTCACCGAACTACAGGACGAACTCGGTGAGCTTCTGCGAGTCAAGACCAAGCGGTATCCGCTGGATCAGCGCACGAAGCACATCAACATGGCGATCCGCGCTCTCTCGCAGGAATTCGACTCGCAATTCGACGAGGACTACGCGACGTTCCCTACCGTGGCCTCGACAGGGGAGTATTCACTCGACACGTTGTTCTCGTCTCCGTACCTAACTTTCGACCGGCCGCTGCGACTCTGGCGAGCGTCAACAGAGTCCGATGAAGAAGGCGACTACGTCCTCACACAGATCAGCCTCGGGGATCTCCTCGACAAGTACCCGACGACATCCGACGAGGGCACCCCGACAGACTTCGCTATCTTCCAGCGCCAGCTCTACCTCCGCCCAATCCCGAGCGGAGTCCTTACCATCTACTGTCTGTACCTCGGGAAACAACTCACACTTGCCAACCCGCAGGACAACAATGCCTGGACGACAAAAGCAGAGATGGCAGTCATCTATCGGGCAGCGGAGTACGCCTGCATCTACTTGCTGGAGGACGAGCGAATCCAGCTATTCCGAGAACTGTGGCAGTCGGAAGTCAGCAGGCTCTCAACAGAACACAACGCAAGGCTCTCAGCGTCCAGGCCGACATCTATCGAGCCTGGGACGTTCACGCTCGTCTAGGAGGATCTCATGGCCCTAGTTCTCTACTCGCAGCGCATCGTGTCCTCACAGCAGATCAGGACCGGGCCAGGGAAGCTCCAAGAGCTTGAACAGGCGCTCGCGCAGATCCTCGGCATTGATGACGGCAACGGAGCCGGCTTCGAGACGGTCATCAAGCGCGCTCCATTCGCGCTCCACGAATCGGGGATGATGACGGCCTCCGGTGCTGGAACCTCTGGACTCTCGCAGTCCGTCCCCGGCATTGGCGGCGCTCCTAAGACGCAGCAGGGCCTCCGGCTCCTCGACACGTCCGGCGACACGCAGGGGATGATCTGCGTCAACGGGGACTACCTGGAAGTCTACAAGGACAGCACGGTTACTCCAGACTGGGAGACAACTCCGGTGTGGGGCGCAACTCCGGTCAACAAGATGAACTTGACGACTGGACTATGGGAGGTCGGTGGCGGGAAGGGGTGCGGAGTCTACAACTTAGTCGGATCAACAGTAACTCACGGAGAACCAGGGAATCCCATTGCCTGGGACGACGAGGAGTTCGATACAGATGATTTCTGGTCTGGAGGAAGCGAGGTCACAGTCCCCGAGAAAGGGCTGTATTTGATGACAGCAAGCATCCTGTCTCTGTCAACCTTCGACCCCTCCTATCACATCGAGATTTGGTTTGCGATCAACGGCGGAGCGCCAGGTATCCCAATAGTCATCATGGACACGGCCGCTGCCGCTCAACCTGTCGCGTACTCCGGTTCTCACATCGCGTCTCTGAGCCAGAGTGACTACATCGAAGTTTGGGTGAAGCACAATTGGGGTAGCGATAGGAGTTTCGGTGGCTACATGTCCTGCTTCAAGCTCGGAGAGATTTGATGGCTAGCAAGAACGAGAAGGTGCCAATCGGCATCCCAAAGGCCGGCATCCGAAGGGATGTTGACCCGCTGCATCAAACTCCGGAGATGCTGGAGATCGGCACCAATGTCATCGTTGACGAGGAGACGCTCCGCCCTCGTCCGGCGCACTCGTTCCTCGGTTGGAAGCCGACCGCCGGCTGGTGGCAGCAATCGGATCACGTCTACATCTCGGCCGCGTACAAGGTGGCTGACACGCGCTACGTGATGATTCTCGACGGTGGCATGGCGCTGGAAACGACGGTGGATTCCTTTGCCACGATCAGCTCTGCCGTTCGTCCAGGATACGGCGAGATGGTATCCATCGCCTACGACACATCGAACTTCCTCTGGATTGTGGCGATGGCGAATGGGGACATCTGGACGGCTCCGGCAACATGGCCTGGTGCCGGTAGCTGGACACTGCGATTCGACGCCAGCAGCTACGAGACGACCAATGCCACGCTCGTATCGTTCTACTACTGCGGCGGAGGAGTCAGCTACGCCATCGTCGGTGCAACGGCTCAAAGTCAGTGTCACGGGTACTACTCTCCGAACGGTTTGACCTGGAGCGAGGATACCTACTACGACGGGTTGAACGGTGGCAGGATCTACGGCATCGTCCACGATTCCGGCGGGACGGTGACGATCCTCACAAAACAAGTCATCGAGAGCCTCGTTGCCATCCCGGTCGAGATGTACTCGATGAAGCGAGCAGACGTTGGCACGAAGGCGTGGACCCTCGAATTTCAGAACAACAGGATTCAGAACTTCTACGACGCGGTCCTCTCCCCTGACGACAACGCTGGATTCCTGCTTGAGCTGTTAGCCACAGAGTCGAAAATCCTCAAGACGACAAACCTCGGTGAAACCTACACGACGCAGGATACGGCGACTGACCCGGAGGACTTCCAGCGCCTATTCTTCACGGACTCCGGGGCCGGGAGCCTCATGGTCATCGGGGCTCGGATGAAGGTGTCGCTCAACGGGACGTTGTGGACGGACTACAACCCACCTCCGTTCTTCGGAGACATCTACCATGCCATCCACGACGGGACTCAGTGGTGGATCTTCTCTGAGGTTGGAGTGTGGCGCGCACCTGCTGTCGCTCCGGCCTTGCGGGAGACTGTCAATTCACTTGCACAGTGGATGAGCGATGCCACGTCCTACGAGCTGCTGTCCGCGACCGAGTCGAACTGGAGGACGCTGAATCAGACGACGAAGGTGTGGTCGAACGTAACGCAGGCCAGCACCCCGGCCGGTCCAATTACCGCTGGCGCGGCGCGGAATCGGTGGGTGTTCAGGCAGTTCGAGCAAAGCGACAGACGCTACCTCATTGGCGCGAACTCGGCAAACTACCCGATGGTCTACGACCCGGTGTACGATGTGGCTCCTCCTGGTGGAGCTGTGATTGCGGTCAGGAGACTCGGCTATCCTGACGGTGTCAGCTCCGGTTCACCGCCTGGGTATACCGCAAAGATCGTCCTGATCTCCGCGAGCCGTGTTGTGTTCGCCAACGGGCCGGCCTCGTCACCCTATGGTGTGGACTGCTCGAACACGGTGTCGCTGCCAGGAGGCATGGAGGCTGGCTACAACGGATTGAACATCGTCCTCCTCGGGGACACGCCAGGGGCCATCGTCGCCGGAGCTGAAATCTCGGCCTTGCAGTTTGTTCTCTACAAAGAGGACGCGATCTACCATGGGATCTCCCAGGTCGAGTTCGGTGGTGTCGCGTCGCCGTTCCGCTTCGAGGCGATCAAGACCGGCATCATGGGTCCGGTCAGCCCGCACTCGGTTGTGATGCTCCCTGACGGCACGCAGCTCTACTTCGGCCGCGATCTCGCCATCTACGCCTACGATGGGCAGGCGCCGCAGGACGTTGGTTCGCACATCAGGAAGATGCTCGCCGGCGCCGCAGACCCCGTCTCGCTCGATCAGGTGTGGGGCTTCTACGACGTGGACCGCCGAGTGGTGTGGTTCTTCTACCCGAGCTTCTCCGGCGGCATGGACAGAGCGATAGCGATTGATCCGTCCAACATGGCAGCGTGGGACTTCCAGCTCCCTCCGTACTGGAACGCCGCCTGCGGCTCCAGAGTGTTCTTCGCCTTCGGCCCGACGTGGGACGAGATCGAAGTCACCTGGGAGGGAGCAGGCTCGATGACCTGGCAGACAAGCACAGCCAAGTCCTACTACTCAATCCTTGGCCTTGAGGATGACGTATGGCTCCAGCAGCGGTGGGATGATACAGAGGACTATACGGACCTCGGCCGAGCGATCAACGTCATCTGGAAGCCTGGGTACGCCTACCTCGCGGACATGGACCGCTACGTGACGTTGCAGGAGATCCGCCACGTAATGACTGAGCTGGCAGATGGCGAGAGCCTGACAGTGACCATCGAGGGGATTGACGATGAGCAGGATTCCAGCTCCGGCAGGATTATTCGCTCGGGGTTTGGGATTGTCAGCCAAGACTTCGAGGACGACCTGATCGAATCAGACACGCTCGACTCGGAGGATGACGAGCGCACGACCGAACACGATGTCACGGCTATGGCTTTCAGGTATCAGATCGAGGGCAACATCTCGCGCAGATTCAAGTGGCATGGCGCCGTAGCGCGCTTCAAGACGCGAGGGCTGCGATGAGCGATCAAGACCTATTCCAACCGATTGATTTGCCGGCTCGGCATGGATTTGTCGGCATCCCGCGTTCGCTCCCGGCGCAACTGAGATGGCACATCTCAGGGATGCAGGCGGCGCTCGATAGAAGCCAAGCTCAACTCGTCGCCATCCTCAAGATCCTCGGGCAGTACCGCGTCATCATCGGGGATGCCTCCGAGCGGCCAGCTGCGACTGGGAGCGGGGTGCTGTTCTTGGAGAGTGACACCGCGCTCGCGTTTTGGGACGACCCGGACACCTCAACCTGGGTCGCCTTGGTCGGTTCTTCTGGAGCGCCTCCAAGCCTCGACACCACCAACTTCGACGGCATCCTCTCCGCCTCTGAGGACGACATCCAGAAGGCGGCGGACGTTCTGGACGACCACAACCACAACGCGGACTACCTGCCGGCCGCAATCGGCGGCACTCCGACCGCCGGCCATTTCACAAAGCTGGCCTCAGTTGCTGTGCCGCCCCCGAGTTGGGCGCTTTCAGACTCCGGCTACGGACCTACCGATTTTCTCATCGTTGACGACGAAGGGATGCACGAGTTTGCCGTTGCCGACGCACAGCCGAACAAGTACCTCAACTACGTCGGTGGGGTGTTGGACACCATCGACATCTACGACGCCACCCCGACCAAGCTCTACGAGAAGCAGTTCAACTACGTCGGAGGCGTGCTGGACAACATCGTACTCACCAGGATCTCCGATTCTGCAACCTGGACGAAGACCCTGACCTATGCTGGTGGGGTGCTTGAGGAAATTGAAGTCGCATGACGCAACTGGAGGCGTGAAATGGCAGCTACTCATCGCGCAGTACAGACAGGCATCACGTTCGCGGCGACGAAGCACATGCTCTCGTTGTTCAACGGAGCGGGCTCCGGGGTCGTCCTCCGGGTCTACCGGATCTGGTGCCTCAACAACCAGACCTCAGCCGTGACCGGAGTGTTCACCACGCTGGAGGTGCGCCGCAGCACCACACAGTCTGGCGGCACGTCCGTCACCCCAATCAAGATGGACACGAGCAGCGGCTCTCTTCCAGGCACGGTGCTTTGCGCTCACGGTGGGACCGTGACCGCAGCCTCGACCGACCTGTTCACGAAGTTCGGGTGGTCGAACGACGAGCCCGCGTCGGCGGCGGCAACCAACGACGAGCTTGAGTCCATTCCTTCGCTCATGGAGGTTCTCGGGGCCGGTATCGGGTCGAGCGACCTGGAGCCAGTCGTGCTGCGGGAGGGCTACGGGATCACGGTCTACCACCCTGGGTCCACCACGGTCGGCAACGTCGACATCGTCATCGAGTTCACCAGCACGTAGGGCATCATGGGAAGTCACTACCGAGTCTACGGTCAGCTTCACTGGGCATCCCAAAGCGGGAACGCCCTGTTGACGCTCACCAACCCTTCGACCGGCACGAAGCTGCTCAAGATCAAGAGCTTCGAGGTACGGCCGAAGCTGTTGAACGTCACGACGACACAGGAGACGGTGTTTGAAATCAGGCGGCTCACGTCCACGCCGCCTCTGAGTGATTACGACCAAGTCGTGCTGACGCCGATGGACACGGACATTGTACTCAGCACCAGCGTCCGTTGCATGAAGAACACCGGCCCCGTTGCTGGTGACACCATTGGGCGCGTGTTGGTGATGAAGGCGTTCGACAACGCCCTGGCCCTCAACCACCTTGCGAAGCAGAACGTCGTGGGGCAGTTCCGTGGCCTGGAGGCGTTCCGTGGCAACAAGCCGTCCGCCCTGGAGCGAATCACGGTCCTCAACGGGGAGGCCGTCGCTCTCGTCCCAACCTTTGTGGATCGCGGCCTTCCTCTCCGTGTAGAGGCAACGATCATCTGGAACGGATCGACGCTCAACGCTCTCTATTTCGTCCACGCAAACAGCACGGAGCTGTCCGTGTTCACGATCTACAACGGGACCGCGCTTGACCTGACGATAGCTCGTCTCAGCGTCTCCGAGGTGGGCGACCTGACGACCCCGTTCTTCCAACTCGTCCCGGCTCTCCCGAAGGCTGGGAGGGACACCGACGAGTACCATGAAGCGACGGTCCTCAAGTACGACACCGACGCTGACGCCTTTGAGGGCGTGTTTGCGGCGGACGTGGCCTGTGACCCCTCGTCCGGTATCCCGAGCGTCTACCTCTCCGACGCCTCGGCGGGCTCTCCCAAGGGCGTGAACTACCTCCACACGAAGGACTTTCTCGGGCCAGCCTACGCCGTCTACTTCCCCGAACACAGCGTCGGACGTGAAGGCGTAGCGCCAAGTACGCTCAGGCGAACCTTCACAAAGGCTGGATCGCAACTCATTGACCACATCGCTCCAGTTTCCCTGCGCCCCGGCGACAGCGTGGCGCTCGTGACCAGCGCGGAGCTTGCGACCGGCACAACCGCCGTCGCGCTCTCTGGCTTCGCCCCGTTCGAGTTCGGCTGCGACGTGGAGCAGACGGACCTCGTGACGCCGACTATCAAATTTACCGGGCTCCAGACCGGGACCAAGATCGCGCTCGTCACGGCGGGGACGGAAACGCTCGTCAGCCTGCTCACGGAGAGCGGAGGCAAGGCCCAGTACACGTTCACCTCCGCCCCAGGAACCTACGTGGACGCCCGCATCCTCGCGGCAGGGTACGTGTTCCAGCAGATCGACGACATTGAGCTACTCGCCGCCGTGCAGGTTTTCGCCGTCGATCAGGTTGCAGACCTAGTCTATGACGCTGGATTGAGCGAGGGTGTGACGTTCTGGACTGCGTTGGTCAAGCGCATAATCGTGGACGCTGGCAACACCTCGATCAGCGTTCCTGCGGTCTACACGGAGTGGGTGGACTGGGCGATGACCAGCAACAACCTTCAGTACTACCACGCCTTTGAGAACCAGGGCGGCGCGGAGATCGACCCTGGGGCGGGAACCATGATCCCCTACTACTGCTACCTGGTGAACTCGTGGCAAGTGAGGCCGCAGGAGGCCAATCACACGCTCAACGTCGAGGACGGCATCCTGCTCGTTTCTGGAGGTGGCGATCCGTTTGTCAACACGCTTGCCGCATACACGGTGCGGATCAACTACCAGCAGCCGGTACAGGCGATTACGGTTTCCACTGGCGGCGGGACGGCCCCGACCGTGGAAGAGATCAGGGAAGAGATGGACGACAACAGCACGAAGCTCGGGCTGATCCCGGCGCTGCTGTAGCGAGGTTTGTAGGATGGAAGCATGGATGAGCTACGTGACGCCCGCAGTAGTGGTGGTGGGTGTGATTCTCGCAGCGCAGTGGCTCTACTACTGGCCGAAGGTGCTGAAGGTTGTGGAGGCGGCTGTGGAGAAGGCGATGGCTCAAGAACGCAAGCACGTTGAGCGCGAGGTTGCTCGAATAGATGTCCGCCACGCCGGCTGCATCTTCGACACGAATTCGAGGATCAACAA